GGCGATGAACCGCGCAGACCTAGCTCCCGGTACCGTCACAAACCTTGGCGGTAAAGCAATCAACGAGTGGTTGCAGCCGAGTTACCTGTACTGGCGCGTGCAGTCCGCGATAACGAGGGAAATCCGTGAAGCTTAATTTGACCGTTCCTTTTCCTCCCAGCGTCAATCACTACTGGCGTATGGCTGGTGGTCGGGTGTATATCTGCCCGAGGGGTAGGGATTATCGTAAGGCGGTTGCCGATGAGGTGATGATTCTCCGAATGAATAAAAAACTGAACAAGCAACTGAAGGTGACGATCACCGCGTACCGACCAGACGCCAAGCGCCGCGACTTAGATAACCTACTGAAAGCGGTATTGGACGCGTTAACGCACGCCGGGGTGTATGAGGATGACAGTTTGATCTGTGACCTGCGGATCTGCTGGGGAGCGGGCAACCTGAAAAAACTAGACATCAACATCGAGGAGATTGAAAGTGACGACGAGGGAAGAGGACCGGGACCCGCATCAGGCGATTGAGTTTATTTTCAAATACGCTAAGCATTACGCAAAAGCAAAGGCGCAACGGATTTATCTGGAAGAGTTCCGCAAAAGCAAGAAGGCCCTCTTGATGAAGCAGAGCGGCCAGGACACGATTGGAGCGCAGGAACGAGATGCATACGCCGCGGAGGACTATCGGGAGCTTCTTGAAGGCCTGAGAGAGGCGATTGAAAACGAGGAGGCGCTGCGCTGGTCTTTAGTTGCGGCTCAGGCAAGGGTTGAAGTCTGGCGGACAGAACAAGCCTCAGCCAGGGCAGAAATGATGAGTGTGAGATGAGCGAAATATTTAAACCGTGCCGGTTTCCGGAATATGAGGTTTCCAACTTTGGAAGAGTGAAACGAGTAATCGGCGGCCGTGGCGTGCGCGTTGGTCACATTCTTTCGCCGCACAAATCATCGAACGGATATTTTAATGTTCGTCTCACCACCGATGGGCATCAGCGGATAGTTTCAATTCATAGTTTGGTAGCGGAAGTTTTTCTTGGGCCGAGACCACAAGGGCTTCAAATTCGTCACCTTGATGGCAATAAGCAAAACAATGACGCAGACAATTTGGCTTATGGAACCGCAAAAGAGAACGGCCAAGACAATGTTCGTCTCGGTGTAATGCCTAGAGGAGAAAGGGTTCACACCAATGTTTTGACACAACCGCAGGCGGCAAAATGTGTTGAACTGTTGCGTAAAAAACTTTCTCCAACACAGGTGGCAACGCTCTTGAACATTCCAAGAAATGCCGTGTATAAGATTAAGTATGGCCGTACATGGAAATGGCTTTTTGATGAGGCGACAATTTGACGCGGGGTAGAGCAGTGGTAGCTCGTCGGGTTCATAGTCCGAAGGTCGTGGGTTCGACTCCCACCCCCGCCACCAACACGGTCCAGCCGGCGGTGACCGGATTTAGGCATCGAATAACACCGGCAGCAGGGGCCGCCACCCGGTCCGGAAGGGAACCGGTTGGCTCTTGGCGGTGACCCTGCACCCATGACCAACGAAGAGAAGAAGCACCTCTCCCGCGTAGCCGACTTGGGCTGCGCTGTCTGCCGGCGGATGGGTTTCCCTGGAACCCCTAGCGAAATACACCACAAAAGGGCCGGAACGGGGGCTGGAAGGCGCTCCAGCCACTGGGAGGCTATCCCACTATGCCCAGAGCACCACAGAGGCGCTACGGGCCTCCACGGCCTCGGCACGAAGGGGTTCCCAAAGCGCTGGGGGTTCGACGAAGACGACCTCTTAGCCGACACCAGGGCATTGTTAAGCAATCTTTATCCTGGCCAGCGCAACAGTTAAAAAAGTCTGATGTAAAAAAGGGGAATTAAGCTTGCAATCGTTTAACTAAGAGTTATACTTTCATCACGGTCATCGAGACCGGAACCAATCAAAGCGAGGGAAACGCAATGAAAAACGACCAAGTAAACCTGATCACCGCTGACCGTATCGACGAGCTTGGCGCGCTGCTCAAGCAGATCAAAGAGCTCACCGACAAGGCCGAGGACATCAAGAAGGACATCAAGGACTTCGGTAACCGCACTGGCGAGCGCCGCTTCTCGGGAAATGTCTACTCGTTCCTGTTCACCGAGTTCAACAGCAGTACGGTGGCCTGGAAGGCTATTGCTGAGGAGCTCAACATTCCGGCCGAGCTCATCGCTAAGCACACGACGACCGGTGCGCGGTTCAAAGTTGAGCTGACCAAGTAAACCAGACGGGGCTTCGGCCCCCATTCACGAGGGAGAACTACCATGAATTTCAAAGACCAAGCAGCAGTACAGCAGCACGTGCAGGAAATGATCGGCCGCAGCGTTGACCCCGACATCGTCAAGTGGGTCTGCTCGTTTGTGTTGTACGCATACAGCCAGGGAGATTCCGACGGGTTCCGTCAGTGCAGCGAGAACGTTGACAAGGCGTTTAAAGCCCTTCGCAATAAGGAGGCAGCATGACACACACTCCAGGCCCCTGGATGCACATTCCTGCCGGCCGCTCTGGGTACGCAATCTGTGCCCCTAGTACCGGTTCGGTCGTCACCACCGCGGACGAAGACGGTCGTGATGGGGTTATCGACTCCGAGCAGGACGCCCTCCTTATCGCCGCGGCGCCTGATTTACTGGCATTCGCCAAACGCATTGCAAGCCTGCCGCACCATGGCGAGTATGTACAACTCATCGATCAAGCACGCGCCGTCATCGCCAAAGCCACGGGGGAGAGGCAATGAATAACCCCGAGGAGTTTGCCGAGATCACCGACAAGGTTGGGGCGGCCATCAATGGCCACAGCAGCGGCATGATTGCCCTCTCCCTCTGCACGATTCCGGCCATGGTCGTCAAGGATGCTGGGATACCGCCTAGCCAAGTTATTGAGACGCTGATCGGAATGACAGACGGGGGGAAAGATGAGACGACGCAGCACTAAGGTCTCGCTCTCCGACCGGGACATCAAAATCATCAGCGCGGCGATTTGGCATTACTCACGGCAGATTGAATCCGCAAACATGCCATTGACCGCTCAACGTGTCTTGGAGGTGGGCGATCGATTCTTAAACGAGGTCTATGTGAAGGATGGGAAGAATGAGACCGCCCATTAAATATCTTTCGGTCTGCTCAGGGATTGAGGCGGCAACTTGCGCTTGGCATCATATGGGCTGGCAGCCGGCAGGATTCTCGGAGATTGAGCCCTTCCCGTCTGCGGTATTGGCTCACCATTACCCCCAAATTCCAAATCTTGGGGACATGACGAAATACAAGGAGTGGGACATTGGAGCAATTGACCTTCTGGTCGGAGGAACCCCCTGCCAGTCATTCTCAGTCGCAGGATTACGCAAAGGGCTTGAAGATCCCCGAGGGAATCTCGCCCTCGTCTATTGCGGCATTCTTGACCACTTTAAACCCAGATGGTTCGTTTGGGAAAACGTGCCGGGTGTCCTCAGTAGCAATGGTGGACGGGACTTTGGTTCCTTCCTCGGGGCGGTGGCTGAACTCGGGTATGGGTTCGCGTACCGAGTTCTTGACGCTCAATACTTCGGAGTGGCCCAGCGACGCCGCCGTGTGTTCGTTGTCGGATACCTTGGAGACTGGGAACCTGCCGCGAAGGTTCTTTTTGAGCCCGAAAGCCTGCGCGGGAATCCTGCGCCGAGCAGAGAAAAGGGGAAAGAAGTTGCCGGAACAATTATTCGCAGCACTTTTGGCGGTGGCCCAGGTGGAAAACCAGAATCCGCAGCAGTAGGACACTTTCAAGCGGTAACCGGTTCGCTTACTGCTAAAGGCCCGTGCGCTATGGGCGCTCCAGAAGTCGATGCTGGGCATTACTTGCCAGTAAGTACGGTAGGGCCACTTATGACACATCACACGCCTAATGGCCATGGATGCGCTGGAATAAACAATCAGCAAGTTGCCGCGGGACACATAATCCCGCAGCCAATCAACATTTACGGCGGTAACAAACGGCCTGATAGACCAGAAGGCGGGTTTTATGTCCGCATGGATGAAGAAACTAGCAAAACTTTAGATGCCGCTAGCGGGTTGAATCCGACCTGTTCCCAGGGGGGTACGGCGGTAATGCAACCCGTTGCCGTTGATGTTTACAACCAAGCAATAGATGGGCAGACCGCCGCGACACTTACGGAAGCCTGCGGGGGAACCAATACGAGCGGGCCAAAGGTGATGCAGGCGATGGCCGTGCGCCGCCTAACACCGAAAGAGTGTGAAAGACTGCAGGGTTTTCCAGATAATTACACAGAAATCCCCTGGCGAGGTAAGACAGACACTCCTGATGGGCCAAGGTACAAGGCACTTGGAAATAGCATGGCCGTGCCCGTTATGAAATGGATCGGAGAAAGAATTCTGGGAGAAGAGAATGAGACCGCACATTATAGTCGGTGACTTGATTACCAGGGAAGAGTGGATACAGATGCGACTCCGTAGTAAAATGAGGCGTGACGAGCCACCAGCACTAACGGTGGCCGCGCTGGTAGCGGGGATCGCGTTTGTGGTTGGAATGATGTCGCTGTAAAAACCGTCACGATAACCGTGTCGGTTAACTTAATGGGAGAAACCATGATCAAGAAAGCTTTAGCCCTCATCGGCGGATTGGCCTTCGCCACCAGCGTGTACGCAGCCTGCACTACCCAGACCGTAAGTTACGGCGGCAAGATGGTAACGTGCACCACCTGCTGCTACGGCGGGCACTGCACGACCAACTGTTTCTAAAGACTTCCCCCTTCGGGGGGGCCATCAGCCTAGACATTGAGCCTACTCCCATGCCGATCGACCTCCCTCGCTGTCGGCGGTTCAGTGTCTAGCCTACTGGCGCACAAAAGATTAAACTCAGGCCACCTCAACTCTTCGGATGAATAAGGCCATGCCTGAAAAACGAAAGAAACCCGGCGCCGCCCCAGTAGGCCGCCCAACAGATTACTCCCCAGAACTGATCAATGAGATATGCGATCGCATTGCGACCGGAGAACCATTGGTACGAATATGTAGGGAAGACGGTATGCCAAGAGTAGTAACCG